AAAAGCATTTCAAATGAAAAACAATCCTAATCTTCGTGATTCAACAGGCGCTCTCATTATGCCTCTCATAACGCTGGAGAGAACTTCAGTTGTAAAAGATCCAGCAAGAAAGGGCACTGCTTACGCCAATATTCCTAATAGAAGAGACAATAAAGGTGGGGCAATAACAGTTGCAAGAAGAATAAAGCAAGACAAGACAGGTAATTTTGCTAATGCTAAATCAAAACAGAAAACAGGCAAACTAAATTTTCGAACAAGAAAGCAGGAAAAGGTTGTCTATGAGACCATTTCTATTCCAATGCCTGTTTATGTCGAGGTTACATATACAATTTCATTGAGGGCAGAATATCAGCAACAAATGAATGATATGGTTCACCCTTTTATTACAGAACCAGGAGGTACAAACTACCTTACAGTTCAGAACAATAACCACTCTTATGAGGCATTCTTGGAAGGGGACTTTGCATTAGAAAATACCTTAACAGATATGCAAGGTGAGAGATCATATGAAACAACAATTCAATTAAAAGTTCTTGCACCTCTTATTGGTGATAGCGTAAACCAAGAGACACCAAAATATATAAAAAGAGAGTCAGTTGTGGATGTAAAGATTGCGAGAGAAAGAACGATCCTGAATCCAGATTTCGATCCAGAAAGATTATCTTAATTCCCTTATAATAAAATAACTATCAAAAAATGAGTTTGGGACTATTCTATACTATTTATTAGAGAAAAGAAATGCCCTTTAAGGGCGTGTATTATAAAATCCATTTTTATTCAAGGAGAAATAAAAAATGTCCGTAAAGAGTTTTAAGTTCGTTTCACCTGGCGTTTTCGTTAACGAGGTGGACAATTCGCAGTTGCCACGACTGCCAGAAGATATGGGACCAGTTATTATTGGTCGTGCAGAAAGAGGACCTGCAATGGTCCCAGTAAAGATTGACTCGTTTTCAGAGTTCGTTGAAACATTTGGTGAACCTATTGCAGGTGCTCAAGCAGACGATGCTTGGAGACAGGGAAACCGACTTGGACCTACCTATGGTGCATTTGCTGCTCAAGCTTACTTGAAGAATGGCTCGCCAATCACGTTCGTCCGTTTATTAGGTGAAGCACACGAAGACGTCGTTCCAGGCAGCGCAGCCGACGCAGGGTGGTCAATGGAAGGCGCATATGGTCTTTTCGTTGATACTGATGGCGATGTTGCTGACGGAAAGCTTGCTGGTATTATTTATACAAGTTTGGCTGGGACAAATGTTGTTCAAGCAGCAATGACTGCTTCTAATGACATCAAAATTTCTATTGACTCTGTTGCTCCAGCAACACCAGGTTCAGTTGCTTCGCAAACTTTGGTTGTTAATGCGACGAACGCTAGTCCTCAATTTGATGGATTTGATGTTCTGGAATTGTTCCAACTTGATGCTCAAAATGGAACTCGCACGAAAGTACTTGATGTTTCATTTGATTCAAATTCATCCTCTAATGTCATCAGTGGTCTTGACACCTTGCCAGGATCTTTGGTGATTGGTACTGGTAATACTACGACAAAGCAAGAGTTGGCAGAAACAATCGCATCAGCAATTAACGAAGCTGGCGTCGCAGTCCGCTTAACAGCTTCGGCATCTCTTGGCACTAATCAAGATTGGAACGTCAATGTTATTTGTGATGATATTGGTGGTATGGGTGCTGCTCTTATTGTTCTCGGACCACAGGCAGGCGCAGTTCCTTTTACGACCGCTTTCGACCCATCCGACGACGGCGAAGATTTTGTTGCAGGTCAGCAGACAACCAATGCACACATTGTTAACTTCGACCGAGGTTCAAAGAAGTATATTAGAAATGTTTTGAATACTAATCCAACTTTGACAAACACTCTTATCACAGAATCGTCAGAGTCCTACTTCTTGGGCGCTACTTTCGATCAGTTCCTTGAAGGCGAATTTTCCGCTGACATCAACGAGGTCACAGCGATTAAATTAACAAATTACGAGAATAACAGAGCATCAGCTTCTGCACCTTTGACCCCTTGGGTTTTGTCCCAGTATATGGGAAGTCAGGAAGATCTTGCAGCAGCTCTTACAGGAGACGATCTCACAAATCTTTTCAGATTTCACTCGCTTTATGCAGGTGAATGGGAGCAGAAGAACTTAAAGATTTCAATCGTTGACGTTAAACCACCAGCAAACGACTTTGTTAAGTACGGAACTTTCTCTGTCCACGTTCGTTCAGCAGAGGATACCGACGCAGCACCAGTTATTTATGAAAGATTCTCAAACGTAAATCTTGACCCAACATCTCCAAGATATATCGCCGCTGCTATTGGTGATATGAAGATGGAATGGAGAGATAATGAAAAACGTTATGTTCACATTGGTGAGCACGCTAATCAATCACGATTCATCCGTGTTGAAATGGCATCAGACGTAGATTCAGGTGCAGCCAATCCAGAGTTATTACCATTTGGATTCGTGGTTCCTAATCACCCTCTTGCTACGGATTCTGCTCTAGGTAAAGTAATGGCGAAGTTTCACCTTCGACCAACTACGAGCACAGATACAAAACTTTCTTCTCCAAAGGATGCTTGCTTCGGTGTCTCAACGGATAGACCTGATGCACCAGGACGTTATGATGAATCTTATCAGGACATCGTGAGACCTTTGTTCGGGTCTGAAGATATGTTCTCAGGATCTGAGTTGTTCTCATTGGATTTGATTGTTGCTAATGGTTCTCACGCTGACTTTACAGCAGAATCATATCACGGACAAAACCCTGCATCTTTCAATGGTATTAGCGGAGAATATGCAAGTGTCTTGGATAGTGGATTTGATAAGTTCACTTTGCCTCTTTGCGGAGGTCGAGATGGTCTTGACGTTACTGAAATCGAACCATTCTGCGATAGAATCACAGCAACTGGAACGCCTCTTACAAGTTATGCGTACAACTCAATTTCGAAGGCAATTGATATCGTCGCAGACCCAGAGGTTGTTGAGTGCAACTTAATGGCAATCCCAGGTGTTGCTACATCAGGTCTTACAGGAAAACTTATTTCTACTTGTGAGGCACGAGGTGATGCTCTTGCTGTTATTGATTTGACGGGCGACTACACTCCTCGTGGATGGAATACAGAAAAGGAAAGTCAGAGATTACCAAATGTTGACTTAGCAGTTTCAAACTTAAAGGATCGAGGATTAAGTTCAAGTTATGGTTGTGCTTTCTTCCCTTGGGTACAGGTAAGTGATGACATTAATAACCGAAAGGTTTGGATGCCACCTTCAGTAATCGCTCTTGGAACAATGGCTTCATCAACGGCTAATTCTGAACTTTGGTTCGCTCCTGCTGGATTCACTCGTGGTGGACTTTCCGCAGGCGCAGGCGGTCTTCCTGTTTCACAGGTTAGAATGAGATTAAGTTCAAAGGAAAGAGATAAACTTTACGAAGCAAACATTAACCCAATCGCACAATTCCCAGCAGAGGGTATCGTAGTATTCGGTCAGAAGACGCTTCAGGTTACTCCTTCGGCACTTGATAGAATCAACGTTCGTCGCTTGATGATTCACGTAAAGAAAGAGATTTCAAGAATGGCTGCTACAACATTGTTTGACCAGAACGTTCAGGCAACTTGGAATAGATTCTTGGGCAAGGCAGAACCTTTCCTTAAATCTGTCCAGTCACGATTTGGTTTAACAGAGTACAGAATCATCCTTGACGAGACGACTACAACTCCAGAGCTTGTAGACAGAAACATTATGTACGCAAAGGTTTTCTTGAAACCTGCTCGTGCTATTGAGTTCATCGCAATCGACTTTGTTATTACTAACACAGGCGCTTCGTTCGAGGACTAATAAAATAAAACTAGGCAGGATATAAGAGTTCTGCCTAGTTATTACAACATTACTTTTTATAGGAGATTAAAATTATGGCATTTTGGTCAGACGCAACGGGTTTTGAACCTAAAAGAGCATATCGTTGGGTTCTTTATATCAACGATATCAAAACTTACACAATCAAGAAGGTATCAAAACCTTCGTTCACAGTTACGGAATCAACACATCAGTTCCTTAACCACACTTTTTATTATCCAGGAAGAGTTGAGTGGAATACTATCTCCTTCACTTTGGTTGATCCGATTGATCCAGATGCGTCACAGCTTCTTATAGAGAAGTTGAAAAACTCTGGATATGAGCGACCATCGAGTGAGCAGGATTTAGGCACAGTTTCAAAGGCAAAGTCCATCGACGCACTTGGAACTCCAAAGATTCAGCAGCTTGACGCAAATGGTAAAGTTGTCGAAACTTGGACACTTGAAAATGCTTGGGTTAAAGACGTCAAGTTCGGTGAGTTAGATTACTCTGGCGACGATATGGTCGAGATTGAAGTAGAACTTCGCTATGACTATGCAAACTACGACGGAACTGATGGAAGAACTCCAGAGCGTCTTTAAAAAGTTCTTTACATTCCTATTATTTTATTTTATAATAAACCTACCATAATAAAGAAAGAAGGTGTTTATGAGAAACAATGAAGAAAGATTGGGGACAAAGAAGTCCTCATCTTCTCCCGCTGCCCCTCAAGCAGCAAACACTGGTCCTGCTCCTCTGGAGTTTGTGCGCCCGACAACGATTTTGACTCTTCCATCGAGAGGAAAGTATTATCCAGAAGGGCATCCACTCCACAATCAGGAAACTGTAGAAATTAGGCAAATGACCACAGCAGAAGAGGATATACTAACCAATCAAACGTTATTAAGAAGCGGAACAGCATTAGATAAGTTTTTAGAAAGGATTCTTATTGATGCTCGTGTATCACCAGATGATCTCCTTGTGGGAGACAAGAACGCAGTACTCATCCAAGCGAGAATTGATGGGTATGGTGCTGATTACCAGACAGCAGTTACTTGTCCGTCTTGTTCAACTTCACAGCAGTTCAATTTTGATTTGACAGATTCTTTAAGGGATGTAGAAAACTTTGTTCCAGATAACGTCGCACAAACAAGTCAAGGAACTTATATTACGACTTTGGATAATGGATGGGAAGTAGAGTTTAAAGCAATGACTGGTGCTGATGAAAATAAATTATCAAAGTCAGCAGCAAATAAGAAGAAGGCAGGTCTTGCTGCAACTCCTGTTCAAGACCAGTTGAACGCAATAATTGTTGCTGTCTCAGGTCATACTGACAGGGCAACAATCACAAAAGCAATTCAGCATATGACTGGTAAGCAGTCAAAAGCAGTTAGAGATTCTTATAGAAAAGTAATTCCTAATGTTGAACTTCGTAGTAATTTTGAATGTAGATCTTGCGGTGCTTCTACTGAAATGGAGGTTCCGCTGACTGCGGACTTCTTTTGGGCTCGGACCTGAATATATGGAACAAGTTTATGAAGCTTTCTTCTTCCTAAAGTATTACGGAGGGTGGAGTTTCATAGAGGCGTACAATCTTCCAGTTGGACTTCGCTCTTGGTTCGTCAAGAGGTTGAATAAGCAACTTAAAGATGAAAACGAAGCAATAGAAAAGGCAACTAAAAAGAAGAGATAATTAAAAGACCAAGCTTAAAAAACTTGGTCTTTTTTTTGGTCCTATAATTATGTTGTAAAGATGGCAGGGGAAGAAAAAAATGAGCAAAACAGAGAAAAAAAGAAGAGAATCCAAAGAGAAGTTGAAGATGTTGAAAAACAAAGTTAGTAAAATCGAGAAGATAAGATCTTCGGAGAAGAACACTCAGAATTGCTTCTCTGTTCTGATTTCTAAATTATTTAAAAAAACAAACTAATTATCAAAGAATACTAATAATGCGAGGTTATTGCAATGAGCGACAATAGTGAAATTACACCAATTGAGATTGATTTATCAGCAGGCAGAAATGGATTGATCAATGAAATTTGGCTTCAATTATTTGGTTCTGCTATTCAAAAGATTCTCGGAACAATGTTCGGAGGAGGTTCGATTCCAGTCAAGGTAAAGGGCAACAAAGAAGAGATTGCTTCTTTCGCTCAAACTATTGGTAGAGAGAAAAAGTATATGCAGGCAGTAGCCAAGCACGGACTAAATGACCCGAGGGTCTATAAAGATAAATTCAAACTAAGAAAGGCAATCGCTAAGTTTGAGAGAACAACGGGTATCAAATATCCGTTCAAGGGATAAGACCAAGTAGATGGCAGAGCAGACACCAGAGCAAAAGCTAAAGTCACTTCAAGATCAGAAGAAGTTGGCTACAGAGTTATTGGCTGAAGCGGAAAAGCTTGGTAAAGCAGAATCCGAAATACTTGAACTTAAACTGAAGGTAAAGGAAGCGGATAGAGAGGTCCTAAACACTCTTTTCGAGCAAGGTAGGATGTCGGCAGAGCTTGCGGCAAAGAACCTTTCACGTTCCCAAGAGAAGACGAAAGAGCTTGAAAAGCAGAGAGAAGTTCTCGAAAAACAGACAGAAGAACTAAAAAGACAAGAAGCACTTCAAAACCAATTAGGAAAATCAATCGAATCTCTTGCCAACAAATGGCGAGGAGGATTTGTTGAGGGTATTCTTGAAGCAGGCGTCAACTTTAAGCAACTTAATGAGTCAATAAAGAAATCAGTTACACTTACAAATCTTGCTGGTACAGCAATGAGCACGATGGCTCAATCGACTCTCGCTACAGCGGTTATGTTCGATCAAGCTCAATCTTCATTCGCAGCAGCTACAGGAGCAGGCAGAGAATATTCGGATGTCATTATGGATGTTTCCCGTGGTTCCTTGGCAATGGGTGTCGGGGTTCAACAAGCAGCCAAAGCAGTAGGCGACTTGTACAATGGAATGTCCTTATTTGACTCGCAGAGTAAGTCAACACAAGTAGAACTTGCGAAGACAGCAGCAGGATTAGAAAGATTAGGTATTTCAGGTGCAACTTCCGCATCAAACTTTGAATTCTCTATGAGGGTTATGGGTCAGTCAGGCGATGAAGCGGCAGCATCTGCCGAAAATATGGCAAAGTTTGCTATGGGAATCGGCATCGCTCCTGCAAAGATGGCAGAAGAATTCAAACAGGCAGGTCCCAAACTCGCTGCATATGGAAAGAATGCTACAAAGGTATTTGAAGGTTTAGCACGACAATCCAAGAAAACAGGTATTGAAATGGGATCTCTCTTGAGTTTAACAGAGCAGTTTGATACTTTTGAAGGAGCAGCAAATGCAGCAGGGCAACTAAACTCCATTCTTGGTGGTCCTTATCTTGACTCTGTAAAGATGCTCACTATGTCAGAGGACGAAAGAGTTCAGGCAATGCAAGATGCGATTACTATGTCTGGAAAATCTTTTGATTCTATGTCCAGGTTTGAGAAGAAGGCGCTTGCCAACTCTCTTGGGATCACTGATATGGCAGAGGCAAACAAGATGTTCAGCGAATCATCTCGTCTCGCAGCAGCGGCTCAAGAGGAACAATCCATAACTGCTGAACAACTGGCAGAAAGGCAAAAGGCAACAGTTTCAGTTCAAGAAAAACTAAATATGCTTATGCAGTCATTTGCAGTGCTTGTTGAACCAATTGTCAACGGATTGAGTTGGTTAGTGGAAGGACTTATGAGTTTGAACGATAAGGCAAATGGATATCTCTTTCCAACTCTTGCTGGATTGACTGTTCTAATATATAGCATCAGGAAGGGTTTTAAGTTATTTGGGAAAACAGCAGAAGAATCAAGCGAAAAGATCGGCAAAGGGTTATCTAAAGGGCTCTCTGCACTTGGAAAAGGCATTGGTAAGCTTGGTATGGGTTTGACCAAAACAATACCATTTATGCTTTCTTTTGGCGCAACTACACTAATGGTCGGAGCAGGTGTCGCATTGGTGGGACTCGGATTCAAGTTAGCGTTTGACTCGCTTGTTAATTTACTTCCAGTGTTGTCAAACAACTCTGGCGCATTTATTGAACTCGCCATAGGCATTGGACTTCTCGCCGCAGCATTATTCGGATTATCTTTTGTTGGTCTCGGTGGTGTTCTTATCCTTGGCGGTATTGCCGCAGCAGCATATTTATTAGGTCTTGCTCTTGGAACAATATTAGATCCTGTTACAGAGGTCAGTAATTCTATCGGAATGATGTTTGAACAGATTAATGCTTTGAGAGAGGAGAGTGCTTTTAAGAATTTCGTAGAGGTCGTTGCTCAAGTAGATACGGCAGCAGTAGATAACTTGGAGGCACTGATGGATCAAGCGGACAGAATGGTCACTATTCAGGCGAAATTAAACGCACTTGAAGCTACCCAATCCATTGGAAATGCCATAGATAAATTAATATCTTTCGTAGCACCAGATGCTTCAGGTGCATCCGAGGAGAGGAAGAGGGAGATTATTCTCCAACTTAACAACAGAGAGTTTGGTAGGGCAGTCGTTGAAGCGCTGGACAACGATATGAAGTTAAGTTTAGCGTAATACACTATTTACTTTTGTAAAACTCGGGAGAAGATATGGCTACTTTTAATTCTTTTAATGGTGATCCTACAGACGCAAAGGCAAACGCTGGATATACTTTAGATTTTCATCACGTTGCTTCTGGAAAAGAAGTCAGATTTAAAGCTTTTATAACAAACTTGTCAGATCAATATCAGAGTAGTTGGGATAAGGAAGAGATTTATGGAAGAATGGATCCTATTCAAACTTTTAAATCCACTCAAAGAACAATTAGTGTTTCTTGGGACATTGTTGCAGGTTCTATATCCGAGGCAAAAAGAAATATGAAAGAACTTTCTCTTTTATTTAATATGCTGTATCCTTCTTATTCTTCAAAGAGTGCTGGAAGCACGACAGGGATGATTGCAGCACCACTTTTGAGAATGAGGTTTGCCAATCTTATATCTAAAGAAGGCAAAATAGGTTCAGTTTCAGAAGCAGGACTTTTGGGATCTGTTGATGGTTTTAATTTTGATCCAGTGATGGACGATGCAATGTTTGGAGATTCTGAAGGAAATCTTTATCCAAAGATTATAAGTTTATCTTGTACATTTTCAGTTATTCACGAGCACGAACTTGGATGGTTTGGTGAAGAGCAAAGAAGGGAATCGTTTCCCTATGGCAAGATTGATTCTTCGTCATCAGTTTCACCTAACTCTGTATCTTCAGAAACTGGAGTTCCAGAAGAAAATAGTTCTTCGGAAAAATCTAAAGAGGCAGCAGCAGCACAGGTGTTAGGGAGTATATAATGAGTAGATATAGGGACAGAGATGTTTATGAAAACAAAGAGGACGTCTACGAGGAACTTCGAAACAAAAGAGGTGTAAAGAAGATATCACACTATGCCACTCCAAAATTTCGCTCCTTAACATTAGAAGAACACTCGGAGTTGTCTGTAGTTGTCCACACTTGGATTGTAGGCGATAGATTATACAAACTATCTCACAAGTACTATGGAACTACAGAGTATTGGTGGATGATTGCAAAGTTTAATGGAAAACCAACAGAATCTCACATCAAAATAGGAGATAAGATAAGAATTCCTTTACCGCTAAATAAGGCACTCGCTCTGTTGGAGGAGGAGTAAAGTGAGTTTACTGGATTGGTTTGACATATCACCGAATGCAAATCCCGTTCGAGGCGTAGGCAAAGAGGCGTTTGAGAATCCAAAGGCAAAAAAAATACTTGCAAGACAGGCAGAAGAAAAACGTAAATCTCAAGAAGCAGAGTTAAAAAAGCAGCAAGAAAGAGACAACAAGAAACTACTTGCTTATGCAAATGAGGTCAACTCAAGTCATCAAAGAATTATTGCAAAAGAGATATCAAAATATATAAAGTTCTATGAGACGCATACTCAAGAAAATAAAATATTAAATTATACAAATATTGGCAATGGCAGCGGAACCTCTGCGGCGAAAGCAAGGTCTACATTATTGTCTGTAAATGGAATGGAAGATTTTGTAAACCTTGATAATGCCAAATTATCTTCTTTGGTGCCAAGAGTTAGATTATTCAAAGTTTCCAGTGCAGGAGAAGTAGAGTTTACTTTTGAAGAGCATCAATCCCCAACATCCATCACTTCGAACAGAAGTATGAGAGGCACAGGCGTAGGCATAAAGAGTGTTTCTATCGATATGACTGGAGATTCTCCAGCAACAGCAGATAGGCAATTCAAAGTAAACATAAAACTTTATTTTTCAAATCTTGATGAAATATTTAGACAGAGAGAAGGATACAGGTACGAGGAGTTATTTCTTTTGCCAGATAGTAAGAGAGATTCTCAACAAGCAAAAGAGGGATCGACAAAAGAAGAGCACTCCAGGAGAATAAAGATGGAGTATGGTTATGCTGAACCTGATTATAGTTCCATAAACTGGACAGAGAAGGAACTAAAACTTATAAGACAAGCAAGAAGAATAATAACTTTAGGTCTTATTGGACACTCGATTGAATATAACGAAAATGGTTCCATAACAGTCGATTTAGAATACATCGGATATATTGAAAAGGAATCATTAAAAATAGATGTCCTTCGTTTAAGTTTAACTCCAGAACAACGTCAACGTCTTGATGACTTGGAAAGAAATATTAAAGAAAATGCTCCAAAGAGTGGAACACAAGCACCTGGTCAGAATACTTCAGAACAGGGCGATATCGGAGAAGTCAAGAAAGCAGCAGCAGAAATTAGGACTGAAGGATATCAGGCGTTTTTAAAGAAAATATCCAGAAATAGAAAGATTTATAGAATTAAGACGGCAAAATTTAGTAAGTTTGGAACGACAGAAGAAGAGGAAAAGTACGGAATTTTTGGTACAGGAAAATTAGGAAGAAAGAATTATCCTTTCACTCCAATGTTAGGAACTGAAAATGAGGACAATGCAAAGTCAAATGAAAAGATAATTCCATTTTTCTTTCTTGGCGACTTGCTTGACGAGGTTGTTGGACTTGCAAACGAGCACATTGTTTTGAAGGGAAACTATGAATTTGCTTTTGGTTCATTTATGTTTAAAGGTCTTGGCGCTACAAGTGCGAAAGAGGTATCTATCAGTTCGGTCCCAGTATCAACTGAAGCTTTCGGTAAATGGTTCAAAGAATATGTTATAAAAAAAGGAGAGAGGACAACTTACGATCTCTTTAGCTTTATTAATGACGTATTGAATTCATTTGTTGCAGAGACATTTTCTCCAAAGTTTCAAAGTACCAGTTATGGATTACGAGTTGAATCTGCACCAGTTATGCGTTCTCAAACTTTTAATACGACAAAGTTTCTTCCTCGTGGGGATTATGTAGCATCTGATTTTAAAAATATATTAAATGTCGGAGGGGATAA